AGATATTGTTCTATTTAGGGATGTCTGGATTGTTCCCTGAGTAATTCCAAAATCACCATATGGTTCAGATTGCACAGTGTCTATTAAATCCCATGCTATTGATCCGGCGTCTATATCTGTATATTCCTTGTCTTCATCAATGCCAACATACCTCGTTCCTAAAAGCCAAAAGAATCCGAGAGCCTTTATTTCGACCTGAGCGGAATCAGCGTTAAGGTCTTTTTTCATTTCTATAATCTGTCCTGCGAAATAAGTCGTATCTCCCCTTGAACATTCAAGGGTATGTCTTCCCAGTCCTATTAAAGAATTAACCGTATATCCTAATGTATATCCTAATTTATCAGCCAAGTCATGAAGTTCTTCTAATTCATAAACAAAAGAAGCCTCTCCCGCCTTGTTTAATCCTATTTTAATTTTCCTCTTTTTTGCTCCTAATAAATTTGCAATTAAATTTCCATCCGCATCCTTTATCTTGAATGTCCAATTTGAATATTCTGCCATTTTTTATATCCCTGCGTATGCGCTTCTCCATTGGATTTTGACATAAGAATCCGGGTGGTTGTCTTCTGAGTTATATTGAATTGAATTAGAACCCGGCTCCAGCCACCACCAATCTTCAGAAAAATATTGTATATAGTTAATAACTCCATTAAGCAAAACAGTCTGGTCTTGTGGACTAACTACAACATATTGAGCAGCGGTTAGTGTTGTCTCGATGTTAAATTGTATTCCTAGAGTGGAATTTCTAACGTGTGCATTTACCGCAGGTCCATAAATAGTTATTGTTGGCCAAGAAATACCATTGCCTGCATTTTCAACTGATACAGATCCGCCGCTCGTTGCTAAAGCAAAAGGAATAGCTGTAGGCAAGGCAGTACCACCAGCAACAGGCGGGGTTATAGTTTCTTCGTTTTGGGTTTGAGTATAAATACTTGGATCTCCTGCTATAAGCTCAATTCTCATCTTCGATGCAGTTAAGTATCCCGGCAAAAATCCTCCATCTATAACATTTGCAATATTGACATCTATTTGTAGAGACTTTCCATCAGTTGTCACAAACTTCATTGTAGTGTTTCCGTTTCTAGGTAAATCAAAAGCTTCTAAGAGGTTTTTCCTTAAAGTTGCATGCTCTGAAACAGTGGGTGCTCTTACCCCTATCTCTAGCCTTATAATTCTTTCTCTCCACAGCGTCCGGTGAATGGTAACTCCGTGCCTTCCAGCAAGTGGCGATCTTGCAATATCAACTCCGGGGCTTTCAAATCCCCTTGCGTTGAGAATTGTATAATCTGTCCCTTCTCCTATGGTTAATGATTGTATTTCAATTGTGCTTATCAAATTAATCCCTCCGATTTCATTTTAAAGGCCAACCTCTCAACTAAAACATCAATATCAATTTCATTACTAACAACGGTAATTGGTGCGTTAATTGTAACTTCCCTGCTAATACCTAATTCTCCCAATAGTCGTGATATATCACCTGTTCTGTTTAATGGTATTACGGCTTCGGGTCCACCCTCTCCTATAAGAGCAGTAGTAGGCCCTGTAACAATTCCACCCTCCTGAAGCTGGGGGCCAGTCCATTTACCACTTCCGCCTGTTTCTCTAAAATTATAACCAGCCTCAGGATCACTCCATCCCGCATATCCTCCATATCCCATTGCCACCAGCTCTGCTGCTGTATATAGCTTGTTTGGATCAATTTCTGTCGGTGCACTAGGAATAGATATCCCGGCCCTTATCGCGTTTTCTGCCTCAACTTGTCTTTTAATCTCTGCAAGCCTTTCCTCATGTTCTTTGATCATTAACTCCCGCTCTTCTTTAAACTTGCGCTTTAATCTCTCGATATCATCCTCGGCAACAGCATCTTTAAATTCAGCAAACACATCTGCATGTTTTTTTTGTAATGCCAACTCAGTATCAAGCTCGGCCTGAAGTGCGTCTATCTTTTCCTGATGTTTTTCTAATTCTTCCTGAATTTCCTCCTCAATCAATTCTTCTTTGAGTTTTAGCTGGTCTTCGAGAGACTTTCTCTCTCTTCTTATCATATCCTCTAAATTAGCAATTTTATCCTGATCTGCTTTCTTCCCTTTTGCCAACTCTTTGTCTAATTGTCTTTGAAGCGAAGCCAGTCTCTCTCGTGCCGCAACCTTAAATTGCTGTAAATCTTCTTCGTTTCTATCTCTAATTTCATCTGCCGCTTCCTTAAATGCCTCCCTTTCTTCTTCTATTTGTTTTTTGATATTTTCTACCTTTTCCTTATGAGAAACAACCAAATCCCGCATATTTTCCTTAAAATTCCTAGCTTGAGTTTCCAGCGCCCTTGCAAACCTTTTCATCTCTTTCCTTATCTGATCAATCATCTTTTTAGCTGCATTGCTTAACACTGGGGGTAATTCTTCAATTGCCTTCCGTGCTATATCCGTGAATCCTTTAAGCCCCTCTGCCTCAATCCTTCTCCATACTTCTGCTCCTTCCTCAGCTATTTCCTTAACCGCAGGAACATAATTTTCGAAATTGTCAATAATGTCGTCAATTGCCTCTTTTGATCTATCTGCCATTTCCCAGCTTGTATTTATCAAGGTATCAACAGCACCCTTAAAATCACGCTTTAATATCTTGAAAACTACATTGGCAAATCCCTTAAACAATGTAATAGCATTTAAAACAGCATCCCTTGCCACAATAAATGCCGGAGCGATGATGGTTTTTATTGTTAATCCCAGTATTCTTAGGTTTGTAACAAGCTCAACAAGCACCTTCGCCATCTTTTCCATCGGCCCCAGCCCTTCTCCAATAGCATTTACTTGATCAATCATTGCCTGAGTTGAAAGCATCAATGCTGGAGTTAATGCTTGTCCTATTTGTGCCTGAAGATTAAACACAGCAGTTCTTAATGTTGACTGTGCTCCTTGTAATGTCATAGTAGCCCTAGCGGCATCACCGGCAAAGACAGCAGCTTCCCTAAGAAGCCCGTTATATAAAGCTTGCCTAACAGATGCATCGCTAGTAATCCTAGCCATATCCTGCTGTGATAAACCAGCTTCTTTTAATATCATTGATAGGTTTTTAGTAATACCAACGTTATCAACCATTATTGAGTTTTGGTTTTTAATACCTTGAGTCGCTCCCACAATCGCTTCACCGAACTCTAAGGTGCCTTGTCTATTAAAAGCAGCTGCATTTTTAAACGCATTCATTAAATTAATTGCCTCATCTAAATTAAAACCAGTAGCCAAAAGGTTTTTCAATCCTTCCGCTGCCTCGCTTACAGACATTAATCCATCCTCTGCAAGGCTTCTGGCAGCATCTCTCGCTTCCTCTTGGCTTTCGCCAAAGGCGGCAGCCACAGAAGATAGTCCAATCATCGCAGATGCCATTTCGTTTGAGGCACTTACAACATCCCTAATTTGTTGGGAAAACCCCTGAAGTATTTTTCTTGCTGCCAATGTCGCCAAATTTCCTACTGCGACACCTGTACCAAATCTTAAAATAGCAGCCGTTGCACCCTCAACCTGTGGGGCGGCTTTTTTGAATTCTTCGCCAAATCTTTTAATATCCTTTGCTAAGGCTTTCAGTGGCCTTGTAACTTCTTCTTTTAATCCAACCCTAATCTTAATATCTTCTTGTGCCATTTTATTTCCTTTTACTTCTCATTCTATCAGCTTTTCTTTCAGCTGCAATAAAAGCATATACCATATCAATAAAAAAGTCGGGTTGTTTGTGAAAAGTGAAATAATCCCAACCCATTTCTCTCATAACCACAAATTCAGCGTATTCTTTGGGAACACCCTTTCCCTCATCATCTTCTAGGCTGGGTCGTGGGTTAGATAAGTAGAGATATACCCTGTCTGCCCATTCAATTATTTTTTTTTACTTGGTGTTTCTATTCCTGCTTGGACTTTTCTCAGCTCTGTTAACAGAATGTTCGCGTCTCCATTTGGCAAGCTATCTATCGCTTCTTCTGTTATTTCTATTTTCTTTCCGCTGTTATCAATTAGCTGTTTTATTCCAACCAAAAGCAGGGCATCATTTTGTCGCTGAATCATGTTGGGTGAGAGCTTGGTTATTTTCACCTCATCTCCAATATATTCAGCCTCTGCCCCTTCTAGTCTTTTGGCATCAATGGTTTTAACCTCGCCACGTGTCAAAAACGTCACTATTTTTGCAACAAATCCACTAGCAGGAAGTTTTACCTCTTTCAATGGTCTTTCCATTTTGACCTTATATGCCCTTCAGTTAGGCTTAGTAGGCTGTATTCCTATCGTTAATAAGAATTGCCCTAAACATCCTTGAATTGCCTTGACTATAATGAGCTGTGAAATTGGCTGTTAAAACAACCACATTTTCATTAGCTTCATCAATATCAAAATTGTCAAAGTCAACCTGATCAAGGATAATTTCCAGACTTGGGTTTGTTGACGATCCAATTGTCACATCAGTATTCGCGAGCTTAATACTCATTGCCCGAAGCTGATTCAACAAGGTGTAGTCTTTATAAGTGTCGTTTTCAAAAGCTATTTCAAAGCTTCCAGACACCTCTAAGTTCTTGTTTATAAAATCAACCGGATCAACGCTTCCAAGCCCTTGGTAATCTTCAGTATTTTTGTTAACTGACAGACTCAAACTCCTTACGGTGGTTAAGGCAGATTCTCCTGATAGTTCTCCCTCAGTTGCTGCAATCTTAATCGCAACATCCTGTGGTCGGAATTTGTTCTCGGATACATACGCAACAGTCTCTGTGTCATTACCGAAAACTTTACCGATTAATCCAACCGTAGCTCTTACGTATTGGTCGAGAACTACATTTAGAGCAAAATTGGAAACGACAACATTACCTGCCGCCAATGTCTCAACTGGATTCTTTTTCCAGACAGTGAGAGATTGATGCTGATTCCCTAACTGAACAGTAAAGGTATGAGTCCCTACATCTGCCTCTGGGTCATCTGCACTAAAACTTTCAGATCCAAACAAGGACAAAAGAATCAGTCCAATTGAGGCATCTCTAATATTGAACTCGATATCTCCTTCTGTCCATCGTTTCACCAAATCAGCGCCGCTTGGAGTTTCAAGCACTCCTATTCCAGCATCATCACGAATCTTTGCAACTTTTTCATGAAACGAATAGGCTGCGTAAGGCAGCCAATAATCAGCTGAGGCCGCAGTTGTTCCTCGTGTAGTTTCTTTCGAAATTCCAATATCTGACCTTCTCCCCGTAAAGGGTGTCGTTAAAGGCATATCTACTTATTCACCCCCTCTCTGATCATTTTATTCAATTTTCTCTTTGCTTCTTTTAAACTTGTAGCCTGAATTGCAAGAGAGTATTCAGGAAAACTATATGTTTTAACAACTTGCTTAGCTTTCCCTAATTTAATTTTAGTATCAGAAAAGGCCGTTTTAGTTATTTTCTTTTTTTTCGCCATTCTCACCACCTCACTTAAACATTTTTCTAACTTTCTCTTTTGCTTCTTTTAAACTCGTCGCTTCAATCATAATACCAAATTTATCAAAGTAAAACTTATTTAATATCTCATTGGGTGCATATTGATGAACAATCCTGCCTTTCGAAATAATCTTTCCATATATAAAAGGCGGTTCTTTTATTTTAACCTCTTTTTTAACAACCCTAGCAACCTTCTTGGGTTTAGCTGCTTTTTTTCTTCTTGTATATTTTCGTCTTGCCATATTAGTCTCTAAGCTGTGTAAAGTAGACATTAAAGCTTAAATTTGCTTCCTGTGCCCATACTCCTTCTCCTCTCCTTCCAACCGAAAATCCATAATCCACCATCATTGGTGTCTCTAAATCTATATTAGCATTGTTTGTTAAATTATGGTTCTTTCTCAATATATCAACTATCGAGGTATTTTTCAAAGTATAATCTGACTCCCGGCCCTCCATCATGTCATAAAGCTTCTGGAAACCGACATGAATATTTTTAGGAGTTTCATCAAAAAATTTCCTAATATCAATAACCAACGTCAACACCACTGCCATTCTATGATAATCTTCTGCATTTGAAGCATCTCCTATCTCGGTGGTGTCTTTTGAGGCAATTAAACAAGGAAGATCGCTCTTGGCAATAAATATCGGATCTCCATAAAAGAACTTCTTAATTTCTCCACCATCGCTGGCGTCAATTACTGTGATAATCTTTTCTAATACTGGATCGGTATATAGTCCCATTCTATGTTCTTGTAAACCCTCTCTTTTGGAGAGTTGTTTGTACTGCCTCTATAAATATTTTGCTAATTAACTGCTTTCTTTCTTCGTCTATCTTCATCATAACCCTTCGGGGCAACTTCCGTCTAGGCCTTCTACTTTGGTGATAAGGGAAATAGGCCACTGGATTCGATATTTCAACATGAAACCTGCCCACTCCTGCTTTAAAACTATCTCTCATCTTTCCTGTTGCTATTAGGGGCGTTAAAGGATAACCCTTTCTTCTCTTTTGAGCTATCGTCGAGGGTGCCAGTCTTTTCCAAGGTTCTCCGAGAGTCCTTCCTTGTGTTTGAAAGTTGTGTTTAAATGTTTTCAGAAGTAAATTGCCTATTCTTTTAAATTCTGGCGTCCAATCTTTTAAATCTCTTTCTATATCACGAAGTCGGCGTATAAGCTGAACTTCTCCCTCAATACTAAAAGTTATTTCTAGGTTTGGCATCAGAATGTCATTCCGATTTCCACCATTGGCGGGTCGTCTTTGTCTGCCTGAGCTGTTTTGTCAGTTCCAGTATTATCGTCTGGCAATCCTTTCATACCCACCAATTTTGATTGAGTAAGTGCCGTATTATCACTACCGATAAGTCTTATAACCCCATCTTCTATTTGTTGTAACATCTCCTCAGCCCAGTCAATCTTTATTTGTCCATCTTTTGATGTACCCTCAGCCTGCTCTCCATATTCGTCTAACAACAAATGCCCGGCAGCCAATTTTCTCTCAATTAATTTAAGAATTTCAGGAGTTTCAGAGAGAGGCAAAGAATAAACACGACTAATAATGCCATCAATATGACTTGTGGCGGCCTTTTGGTAAGCTTCTATCTTAGCGTCTGTAACATTTTCATTACCAGTAAAGCCCGCCTCGTCTCTTATATTATCGAGTTCTTCATATGCCATGATTGTCTTTGCTGTTTAATTTAGGGCTTATTTTTGGAGAAACTTTAACCTTTCTCCAACGTATAAACCTTAAATTATGAAGACAATACGTCAGTCAGCAAGTAACCAGAAATGTTGCTTGCCAAGACCTCGTCTTGAATGACCGAAACCTCTATTGCTTCAGATCTTAGCTTCTCTTCTCTCCATGCCCTAACTTCCCAATCCCTAGCTCGGAATATTTTGACAGAGTTAGGTGCATCAATTGGAGACTCTCGGTTAACGTAAAGCAATACAACGTGGTTACCCCAGACGTTGCTGTAAGTGATTGAAGATGCACCCTCTACACTAGAAGTGTAGGTTGCACCCGGAATAACAACTTCCATATTCCACAATCGTGGAGGAAGGTCTCCGTTCACCAGTAAATCAGAGTGAGTGTACTTGATTAGATCCCTAACCGTACTATCACGCTTTATTACTTTAGCAACTTGAGCGGGGATGATTATCACGTTTGGCTCAAGACCAATTGCTTTTCGAACAACCTCTTTGGCATCATCAATGTCTGCCTCAATTGTAGGTGTTCCTGTTCCCCAGTTACCGGGGTCTCCGTAGTGATTGCTGTCCCAGTTACTAGAGGTCGTTAAGAGAGTTGCTACACGAATCTCCTGCTCAAGCAAGAGCAAGTCTTGCACTCTGCGGAGCTTCGATTCCCTAAGTTTGAGAACAGAATCTGCGTTATCCTTTTCTCTATCAGAGATAAGGACTTTCAGGGCGTACTCTTCTGCGGTGTAGGTTGAGGTACTCAGACCGAAATCAACCTCTTTTGCCTCTGATTTGTCAGGCCTCAAAGACATTATCCCGCTAGCACTTACTCTGAAAGCTGAAGACCTGTCCCAAATATAGTATTTATCGCTCTCTTTGCTAACCTTCGCTACTGGAGCTACACGCTCTGCTACCATCCCTGCGGGGTGATAACCGATAGACAAATTGGTTAAAGCTTGATCTACATGGACATCTCTAACTGTGATTTTACTCATAGTTCATTATCCCCATGGGAAGAAGAACGGTCGGATCAGCATTGAAACAATCTGACCCCCATCCGTTGCTGCTTCCAAAGCAATACCAATTGGCTTCTGAGCGGTGGCAGTTCCTCCATCAAAGGATGAATCCAGTCCAGACACGGTGTCAACTCTCCCTGTTGTTGCCGCAATTCCCAAAAGGTCTCCCTTCGAAAATGCTGCATGAGCAACAACCTTAGTAACTCCACTTACCATGACTGGTACAGAATCCCCCTCGCTGGCCGTATCCTGAATAACTCCCAATGGAGTATCAGTCGTGGCCGCTGGAAGATCTACCTCTCCCTCGCTTGACCCAATAACAACTACAACATATGCCTCATCCATGTCATTTTCTGCACGGAAGGGCAATACTAATCCCGTATGTTTTGTTGCCATGATATTTACTTATGGGTACTTTTTCACCTCCTTTCTTTTTAACATGAGCTTGAAAGCTCAAGGGGGTGGGGGTGAAGTAATGCTTGTGTATTCAAAGACCCCCCAACCACTTCAACTTTCAATTTGGGCAGGTGGGCAGGTTGGGCAGATAAGATATTATTCGGGCCTAATGCCTTCCTCGCTAAGCTGTTTCTCAGCCGCAAACATGGCGTCCCGGAGTGTTTTGTATGTTTTGGGCTTTTCCTCTTGAAGTTTCTTGGCCCTTTGTGCCAACTTCCAAGAGTAATCATCAACTCCCTTGGGTGGAGCCTCTTCCTCAGCAAATGGTACATCTACTCCCATTTCTGAGAAGATTCTTACCTTGGGCAAGCTTTCAAGTAATTTTATGAAAGCCTTCCTTTGATTCACACCCAATGAAAACAACAGCTTCTTAGCTAGTTTCCTAGATTTTGGAAGAAGAACTCCATCGGGATTGTCTTCAGAGTAGACAAACTCATTAAGAGTCTTTGTCAATCTCATTCTACGAACCTCTTGTAAAGCTTTTCTTCCCTCCTCAGCTGACTTCTCAAGTTTATCAAGTTGATCCTCGGTAAGGGTTATTGTTTTGACTTTTTTGTCTTTCTTACCCTCAACGCCTTTCTTACTTAATTTCTTAACTTTCTTTTCCGTCAGCTTTGTAGGCGCTTTCTTCTTCTTTACTTCTTTCTTTTTCTCAGCCATAGTCTTCTCGCTTTTTTCACCTCCTTTCTTTTTTGAATCGCCAATACCATATTGTTTAGCGATCTTCTTTGCTTTGGCAGTTACTTTCGATTTTACACTATCAGACAAATTGGATTGCGGAATTCTCGCAAGAGCGTTTCTGAGGTGTGGCAAATCCACCTTGCCACTTTTATCTTTATAAGGAAAATGTCTTAAAGAACGAGGCTTGGTTTTACCCTCACTATCTTTTTCCCCTCCCGGTTCAATATATAAAAATGCCGAGTCTGGCAAGTCGTTGATATACTTTCTTGTCCATTCAGCATATTTCTCCGAGAGGACTATCTCTCTCAAGTCTTGCAAAAATGGCCTGTTTGTTAATGCGCCGCCAATAAGTACATCTCTGAATTCTTGCCCTGTCTTTGGATCTTCATAAATATCATCAAATTCGGGTGAGAAGAATCTGTATTTCTTATTTCTAATAAGCTGAACTCCCTCAGGTGTCCATTCAACCAAAGCATATAATGAGTTGTCTTTAATTGTAAGGTTTTTTACCCATCCAACCGCTCCCTCATCAGATTTGTGTTCTATATCAATTGCAATTGCTTTTCTAACCCCATCGTCAAAATTTTTCTTGAATCGCTCTAGTCTCTTTGGCGTTATTTCCAATTCTCCGTAAATGGGATGATGCCAAACTCCCGTTGTAAGTATTTCTATTTCTGATACATTGTCAGATACTGGATCTAAATCTAGTCCTGCTAAATCGGTTACTGAACCGAAAAACTTATGAGGAATTTTCATTTCTGAGGCCTTTTTTCTAACCCACTTATCGCCAACCTTTTTCCACCCTCTTTTTACCGCTGCCCAAGCAATTTTGGCAGCTCGTTCCTCTCCAACCTCTTTTTTGTTGGCATTAAAAACCTCTTCCCATACATCAAAGGCTTTTTGTGGAAGATTTTTAGGTTTAACAAATTTCATATTTTATTGTCTCCTGAATGGGAAGCAGTAAGCCTGCCCTACATACTGCCTCCCACTCAAGAGATAATTACCTAAATTTTAGATGCAGTTTATCATTAAAGTCAAATTTTATACATCTGTTTCATATAAGTGGAGCCTGATTGCTAAATCTTTTGCCGCACCCGCTTTGTTTTGTGCCGCAATTAGATATTCCGTATTTTTATTCAATTTCCTTGCGTATAAATTTATTGCCGATCCAGAAGACTCTACAAACTTCCCCGCTGTCCCTAATAAGGCAGT